GCATTATTTAATCCCGTAATTTGGTTGCGATACGAAATGATAATCTAAGGCGCTTCCAAAGTCCGAGCCAATGCCGCCCATATCCGAAGACGACGTATAGACGTTTACGTTACCAACTGATACCGAGCGTGAACTATTATTTGTCGTAGGCGACGCCCGCATTTGACTTGAATAATCTTGTGCCGCGCCCGCATTTGCGGAAGCCCCGATAATGCCCGTAGCAATGTTAGATAGCTTACGCACATAATTGGGGTCCGTGGCATAACCGCCAGCCTGTAAGCCGCGCGCGTATCCTCCGGCCGTTTGAGCGCCAACCGCTTGCGGAAAGCGTTTCGCTATAACATTCGCGTAATCATTCGCCGCGTCTTCAACGCTCGAATATGAACGGAAGTTTGCGGGCTTAGTGTCCGACCTACCATTTTTATCAAATTCGAGAACGTCGCGCGATACTACGTTGCCACTATATCCCGACCCGGCTTTGATATTGCCGTAATTAAATGCACCAACGGTCTTACCTCCGTCCGCGCCAGTTTCAAGACGTAATTGTGCGTCAATAACGTTGGAAGGTACGCCCAATTTATCGGCGGCCGTCGCAATGAATTTATCGCGGTCGGTTTTTGGCGCTCTACCGTAACGTTCTCTATTGTCGGAAAACGCTACGTCAATCATTTGACCGGCGCTCTTAAAGTCACCGTCCCAAAGGAACATAAGGGCGGCGCCAACGTGCGCGGCTTTAAAAAGTAAATCGGATAGAATATTTCTCAAACCTTGGAATGCGGCCGTCGCAAGATTAATGGCGGGCGCCCAATTGAACAGACTTTTACCGCCGTTCTCCCAAACCTTATAGTCTTCATACGCTAAACCCATCGCCGCGCCGAGCGCAGTAATGGCAACCACGGTTAGATTTATGGGTATCAACGCTATACCTATGGCGCCGAGTGCCACGGCAATTGCCGTAAGTGCGCCTTCAACAAGCGTTTTATGAGAGGTCAACCAATCGCCTAAATCGGCGAAAATTTGCACAATCTTTTCAAGCGCGGGCGCAGCGTCAAAAACAATCGCTCGCCCCAAGGCCGCAAAGACCTGTCGCGTCGCAATCATCTTTTCGTTTAATTTTTCGGCCTCTTCGCCCTGTGCCTTCGTAACGGCGGTCGTTTCTTTTAACCGCTTTATCATAAGTTCGGTTTCGGTACGTCCGCGCAACAATACATTCATTGTGCCTTGGTCTATACCCATGGCACGGCCCATATTATTAGCCGTTTGACGGTCCATATGAGAGAAACGGTCGGCAAGGTGTAGGAATATGCTTGCCGCACCGCCCGCGTCGCGTAGGTTGACGCCAAGCGCGGAGAAATAAGGGATAAGGCTACTTTGGCCCGTCAACATAAGTTCGGTTTGCGCACGGCTCAACATATCCATTGTTCCGCGCAGGCCGTCGGCGCTTCCGCCGAAAATTTCCACGGCTTGGCCCCACGCGGAAACGTCGCTTATTGATTTTTCGATATTTTGGGCAAAACGTTGAAGCGCGGCGCTTGACGCTATAGTGTCTTCGATAAAATCTTTAAGTGCGACAGTCCCGCCAATAACGGCAAGGAACTTGGCGGCACCTTTTGCCATTTCTTCAAAACCTTGGGAACTTTCTTTTGACGCCTGCTTAATTTGGGCGCGCATTTCGTTTGCGCTTCCCTTAATTGCAGTCATTCCCTTAACAACGTCCTTGCGCTTCTTATCGAAGTCGGACGCGTCCATTCCAAGACGAACAAGTAAACTGTCAATGATAGTCGGCATTTAGCTTATCCCTGTTGACTAAGCGCCTCATTATAGCTGTCGACGGCCACGATTTCTAGCAAATCGTATAGGTCTTTAACGCCGCAAACACTATCGAGTTCAACCAGGGTCGCCAGTTTTCGCGAAATAACAAGGCCAATCGTGGCCGGTAGATTTAAGTAATTGGCGTATCGTTTTGGAGGCCGTCCACCGGGGCTTTCCTCAATCCGTCTAAGATTGAGAGGTTTCCGGCCTTCAAAAAATCCGCGTGAAGCTTGAAAACCTCCACGCGCAATTCGACTCGTGTTTGAATTTCTTCAATGTCTTGTTCGATAAGTTCGCGGATTAATTCCGGCCGTTGAGGGTCGGGTTGCATCTTTACGCATTCCATCATTTCTTCAAGAAGCGGTCGCGATATTTCCCATTTGAGATTTGAAAGAGCGCGAACGCCGACTTCCGCCAGGCCTGACATTCCCATACGCTCAAAACCTTCGGGAAGGTTCACGCCGCCGGACATAAGCGCGAGAAGGGCGCGCATTGCCCATGCCTCGCCGCGACTTGCCGACATTTCGGTTATTTGAAACTTCTTGCCTTTGTCGCGGTTATCGGTCTTGACCGTATAAATTAGGGTTCTACGGGCCATTATGTTTCCTTATGGGTTAGAGGGGCGCAGGGTCCACGCTTTGCCAAGTAATGACATAATCCACGGGTTGCAAAACTTTGTTTGCGTCGGGGATTTGTTTGACCGTGCGCAAAATGCCACGGGTAAGGGTGAATTTTTCGCCGGTCGACGGAAGGGACAAAAGACCGGTCAAATAGAAAACATCACCGCTTACTTTGGTCGCGGCGATAATTGCGTTGAAAATGGCGCGGCTTGGGCTATCCGCCTGCAACACAACCGTTTGATTTACCGGGTTCGGAACGTAACCGGCCGTCATACGACCGTCGACGCCCATATTGATTTCGGCAAGTTCGAGCGCATCCGTGGCAAAGGCCTTATCGCTTGAATAACCTTCAAGCTGCACGGGTGCGGGAAACAGGCTTGACGCCGCAATGGTAAAGATACTATTGGCGGCGGTAATTGTCGTGTCGGCCATATTTCAAACTCCCCTTATTGAATGTCAACGGACGCGACGGTGAATTTCTGGATAGAACCGCCGTCGGTGTACCAAAAGTTGATTGTCGGCGACGTGCGCGCCGTGCGCGCCTGGGCGCCAGGGTCAAGAACTTGAATGTAATAACCGTTACTTTGGATTGCGCCGGTTACGTTCTTGCCTGCCGCCGCGTTGACTTCTGCCGCTTCGGCCGCCGACAACTTTACGCCGGTTTGGAAGGCGCCGAAATTACCCATAGCGTTAATCGGGTCTTTCAAAGCGGCTTCAACCAAATCATAACCCGATTGGTCGTACGGGATAGAATTTGTGTTCATTGCAAGTTCGACAAGCGCAAGTTGGAATTGGCTGTTGAAATAAATCTGGTTAACGTAGGTGTCGGCCCACGTCCATTCGCCCGAAACGCTGCCGGGCTGTAAGAAATTAAAGTTGTCGTTCGCGGTCGCATAATTTCCGTAGAAATTATAATTGTTCGACAACAAGTTTGCGGCAATCGTGGCGTCGGTCACGACCGGCGTTAATCCGGCCTGCGCTTTATACGCAAGCGTGATACGGCCGCTCGTCGCCGAGAAGTTGATACTCGCAATCATGCCCATAATGAACGCGGCGGACGCCGAGTTGTTATAAACAGGCATGACGGCATTGTATTCGTTCAAGTCGGCGAAATAGCCAAAGCATGACGTTGAATTAGCGACAATCGCTTGGCCGTCGGTATCCCAAGGAACGTACAAATATTTCTGATTCTGCGCATTAACCCAAGTGGCGTGGGCTTCTTTGCCCGCCAAATTTGGTTCGATAAGCGACGTGTAGGTTGCCCAATTGCGGGTATTCTTGACGACGTTCGCCATGGCCGTTGCGGGCGTATCGGCGGCCGCGCCTTGCGACAAAATACCACCGGTCGCGGAGGTCAAAAGCAAGCTTGCGGCGACTGTGCCGGTCGCGTAAGCAATCGTCGACGCGACGCCGGTAAATCCGGAACTTACCAAGAATGTTGAGTTGAGCGCGTTCCACGTCACGACAACAGGGGTTGCCGTAGTCGTTGCGGCAATCGAACTACCGACGGTCGAACTTTGCGATAGCGAGTATGTACCCGCCGCGCCTGCCGTGCCGGTAAGCTGCGCCGTAATAACGCTGTTCGCGGTAACGCCAGTACCCAAGAGAGTTTGACCGACCGCAAATGCACCGGTAATCGTACCACCAACCGTGGCCGTCGTGCCGCTAATCGTAACGGCGCTTGAAGTCGCTTGCGTAGCGGGCGACGTGTTCAAGAGTGTTTGAATTGAAGTTGCGGCCGCGCTGAAACTTGACGCGCTCGAAAGATTTAAGCTACCGCCGCCGCGTGAGTAACCGTCAACAACGGCCGATAACGTGCCGCTATATGCCTGTAACTGTGCGAGCGTCACGCCCGCGAGGCTACCCGATTGCAACCATGCTGCAACACCGCCGGACGGAATGTACGGTGCGATAAATAAATTCGACGGTTTTTGCGTCGAATTGTTGTTACCAAGAAAATATGTTTTGGCAAAAGTCAATTCGGCTGACGCAATGCCGAAATAGTTTTGAACAGCCAACGGATTTGCAAAAGGCAATACGCTTCCGGTTGGAATGAGAGGATTTTGCGAAAGCAAAACGCCGTTTAGAACTTCGGCGGTCCCGCCCCCACTTATGACGCCTGGATTAATTGGAACCAGCGAGTCGACGGGAATACTCATATTAGCCCCTCATTAGGTTTATGTTTCAACATCGACCGCACTAAATATTCCCACGTTTAGGGCGTCGGGGAATTGCATCGGAACGGCCACGCTTGGATTATATTGCATAGACGCGACCAAAATCCAACGTATTTCGTATTGGTCTTCGCCGTCGGTAAAAGGGGCTTGGTGGCCCCCGTCAGTATAGAGCGGTTTGATACCGTCGGGGAACTGCGTTGAAGCCCACAGGGTGCGGAATGCCTGGGCGACGGCTTTATTTACGTCGCCTGCGTTCGTCCCGTAAAAGTCGATTTGGACGTTAATTTGTGTTGGGCCGGTGATAGTTTCCGTTCCGTCCGTCGAATCATAAGAGGTCGTCGGGGTGCTTAATTCTGCCCCAATCATTTCGGTTAGAACGACGCATGGCGCGGCGGGTAAAGAAACACGGTTTTGCTGCGCGCGGACAATTTTAGTAGCGTCGCCGCCGGTAAAAGGTAACAAGAACGCGGTAAGGGCGTTAATTACGTCGTCTATGGCGATTGATACAATGAAATTTGGAGTTGTCATTGTGGCCCCTGATACTGAATTGCCGCTTTAGTCCAGGTCGGCCAGTTTTCAAGAACTTGGACGACCAACCAAACTTCGCCGCAAATTATAATCAAATCGCCGCCTTTTTGCTTTGGTTGCACGACTCCGGCAAGCTTGCCGCGTAAATAAATTGCTTTAAGGGTTCCCTGGATATTAAGACCGTCCAAATGCCGCAAATCGGAACCGGTAAGCGCCTGAATTTGCGCCGGGCCGGTAACGTCCGGGGCATAGCTTGGAATTTGGCGTTGCCCCGCGCCAATCGTGTAGCCGGTTGACCGCCGCACCGCGACAATCTGGTTAGGATTGACCGTTGACGTTACGCCATTTACGAGGCCGCGAAGTTCCATTTAGTCCACCAAATTTACAACAGGGCTATCAACCATTTTCTTAGTGTCGATAAGCGGTTTGTCGAAGCCCTTACTTTCTACCGTACTTTCCGCAAGCGCGGGCGACGTTAATTCGTTTATGCTTTGAATAAGTTTACCACGGATATGGTCGCCGACCTGTTTTAAAGTAAGTTTTCCGTCAAAATTATTATATTTTAAACCGGCCGCCAAAAGCCCCGGCCACGACGGGCTATCTTTCGCAATCATGTTGCGGAAGAAGGGGCGCGGTGGTTGAAATCTTGTATCACCGTTTTTCAATTTGATTTGCCGGCCGAATTCATTCCACCAGGCGACAAGCGCAACAAGTGTTCCGTCCGCATATTTCGCCTCGCTATCAAAACCAACTTCGACCGCTCCGGCATTCATCTTGCGCGCAATTTCTTCTAATTTTGCTTCTAATGCGTCGCCGCCGCTAAGATACTCGGTTGCCATTATAACTTACCGGCACAGGGTTGACGACATAACGCATACCGCGCAAGGAACGTGTCGCTTGCCAGAATGCCGCACCGTAAGGGGTTTGATTGAACCAGGCGCCGCTACCAGCCGTCGGCGTTACATATTCGAGCGTGGCCGACACGGAACCTTCCGAAGCCTGCGACACGCGGCCGACCGGCGGCGGCTTACCGTCGGCGGATAAAACGCCAGCGAGGTAGCCAACATGCGCCGTAAGCATATTCAGTAATATGGCGCGGCGTTTGATGCAGGGAACAGGTGAGTTGTTTTCGTTCGACAGGTATAGAGTCGCTTCCTTGAAATACCGCCCCAAAACGTTTCCGTTAATGGCGGCGAATTCCGGGTAGTCGGTTCTAAAACATGACGGGTCGAAAACAACAACGCCCATATCGTTTATTCCTTTTCGACGGTCTTAATCCCATGTGTGTTGGGGTTGATAGTTTCAAGGCCCGTACGTTCTTTCTTAAACTCGTCGCCCATAGCGTCGGCGTCGGCCTTATTTTTTGCGACGAAAAGGGCTTTGGATTTGAGCGGCGCAAAATCTTTGTTCGCCATTTCCCATACGGTCCAAAAGTTGGCGTCCACAGGGGTAAGAACGTAAGGCACGATAAGTTCGGAACTGTTTAGCCCCTTAATCGCAACGGTTTTTGTATTGTCGACAGGGCTATGCAGAATAATCCCGTGCGGTAGGCGGCAACCGATAACAACAATCTCTTTAGCCATTTGTTTGTCCTTTAGTTAGGGTTAGGGATAACGTTTCGCGCAGTATATGCCTCAATTCCACAAAAGAAAAGGACGAGGTTACCTTGCCCTCGCCCTAATCCTCTACCGCCCTACCAGTAGCTTTTAGACGCCAAGCATTTGCGAAATGAAGACCGGCAAGTAAATAATGGTTCCCCATGTACCTTGCGACTTCTTTTGCTTAAAGCTTGAAAGTTCCACTTTCACAGGGTGAGCGCGGAGTTTTTCAGTAAAGCCGCATTGCGCCACGCGTTGGCCGTCAACACTTTCAACAATAAGCTGAACGAGATTGCCCGACGCGGTTGCATATTCCGGCGCCGTTTTGACCTTCATGTTCGGGAAGTTCTTTTTCAAGAGGTCTTCAACGTTGACGTTATATTGCGTCGTGCGGGTCAAAGCGACTTCGGAAACGGGCGACATGGCGAGAGTCATTTTCTCGTCAAGCTGAATCGTGCCGTTCGCCTGCGTTTGAAGCTGCGTAAAGATTGCCTGAATGTCTCCGTAGACTTCAAGGCCGGTCGCACCACCAACGGGCGGTCCCCAAGCGGTCCCACCGTAAGTTTTAACGGCCGGGCTAATTGGAGCCGACAAAGACGGGTCGTTGAACAAACCATAATTCTTCAAGCCTGTGACGCCGAAGAAATAACTCTTGTTCTGGAATTTATTGAGGGTCAAAACCGAAGCGATATTGACGCGGTTCGCCCAATCAATGCGAGCCAAACCGGCCATTTCCAATTCGCGTTCGCCCCATTGGGTAATAACCTGGTAATGGTACGATTGACGTTGCGGGAAGTTGGTATTCGCGCCCGCTTGGCCGTTGTTTGAATAATCGCCATAGCTGGACGTTTCGCCAGTGCTTTCAACAACCGGGAACATCGCAGTTTCGGTAACCCAATCGCCCTTTTTAACTTCGTCGCCGACAATTTCGGCGGCTTTCATGGGGGCAACAATGATTTCGATAACGGCGGGGTCAACGTATGTCGACAAGAAAGCGGGGATACCCGCGTTGCTTACCGTTACGAGCGTGGGTTGCGCGTCCATTGCGATTGCAATGTTATGTGTGACGCCCTTTTTCTGAAAGTCCAGATTAGGCTCGCCCATAAAGTGGACACCGGCTTGGTCGCGCAAACTCTGCAAGACTGGATTTAGCATGTTTTTACCCCTTAACCCCAAGTTGAAATTTTAACGAGTTCGCCGACAGCCGCAACACTCTTGGCCTTCCACGACGTGGCGACACCCGCAACGACGGTAAGGGTCGTCGAAGCTGCATACGCGGAAGCCGCCGTGCCGATAGTGTAAATACCGGTGCTGCCTACCGTGCCGGTAAGCTGCGAAGCGATAACCGCATTGGCTGGAACGCCCGTACCCGATACCGGGTCGCCGACAGCAAGAGCGCCGGAAGCGACGGCCGTAACGTCAAGAGTGACGCCGAAGGTCGTAACGCCCGTCGCGCTCGCGACATAAGCCGTGGCCGGTGCGGACATACGATAAAGGCCTGCGCCGTTTGCCGTACCGCTAATCTGTGCGGTAATTGTTGCGCCCACGGGGAAGCCTGAACCACCCGAAACCGTATCGCCAACGGCGATATAACCGGTCGTTGCCGAAACGTCCAATACCGTACCATAAGTGGTAATGGTCGCGGAACTCGCGGTTGTGGCCTGGCTCGTAACGTAAGTACCCGCCGCGCCGGTCGTGCCGGAACTTTGCGAGACAATGGTTGTACCGGCGGGAACTCCAGTACCGGCGACCGTATCGCCAATGCTTACATAGCCGGTTAAGCTTGTAAGAACGAGGCTTGTGCCGGTCGCTGTACCGGTCGAAGTCGAACCGATAGCCGCCGTATTCGTCGAACCGAGCGAACCGGTTGCGCTCGCGCCGCTAGGGGCGCTTGCGCAGAATATGGCGCCGTCGGAATAACGGGCATAAATCTGGTCGTTGATATTGGAGGTCGACGGACCGTTGTTGACCGCCCAAAAGTCGCCCGCCTCGTCAAGAGTAACGGGGAAGCCTTGGGGAATCTGCATTGAACTAATTTGCAGATAATTTTCGATAAGCGCCTGTTGATTCCGATGAACGAAACCGCGCGGCGCTCCGGCCGAAGGTGAACCGAAGTTATTGACGGTGATATTGTCGGAGGCAATCCACGCGAACAAGCCGACATTGACGCCGGAAGCGCCCGCAACCAACCCGCCCGGACCCGCATTAACGGAAGCGCGGGGATTGGTAGAGGCCTGGTCACCCGCAACGGCGGGAGCCGGAGTAAGGTTGACGACATTTTGGAAACCGCTTGGACTTGACATATTTTAAACTCCCTTTCGGTATTGTTAAGCGTGGCTGAAACGGGTAGCGGCCGGAAACATCGTTTCGAGGCCTGCCGCGTCCGTCGCAATATTCGGTGTCACGTCGACCCGGCTTGTCGCAACTTTGTAAAGCGCGCGTAATGCCGGAACTTCGGAAACACCTGTGCGGTCAACTTTCAACTGGTCGAGCGCGAAGCCGTAAACGGCGGCGGCGCTATCCATAGCAACCGAAACGTCGCCAACGGTTGAGCGTACGTCCGCGCGAGCCTGCGCGGCGTCCTGCAACTGCTTACGCAATTCGCCGTTTGATTTCTTAATAGCTGCGTCCATAGCGGCCGCAACTTCTTCTTTTTTCATTGGCTTGTCGGTGTCCATAGCCGCGTCGGGCTTTTTGCCTTCGCCCGGTTTAGGCGCGCCACCTTCGGGAGCCTTTGGAGCGTCGGGGTCGGCGTCTTCGGCGGGCTTGGCGCACATTGCACAAATCGCTTCAATAACCGATTCGTCGACTTTGCCTTTCAGCATTTCTTTGATTTTTTCGGAAGGGTCTTCATCGTTCGCGGCGGCGGGCGACTGTGCGGCCGACGGTTCTTGTTCCACGTCCATAATTGCGTCCAACACGCTATCAAGCTTGTTGCTGTCAAGCGACGCGTCCATTGCGATAAGCTTGGTGCGAATGGCCGCCTTGTCGAAACCGGCTTTCTTTACGCCGCTAAGTAAGGGCTTAAAGGCCGCGTCGTTCGCCAGTTTAGGGGAGACGGCGGAGAGAGCCGCGATAAGTGCCAAGCCAAGTTTCGTATTTTTCATATCGGTTTGCCTCGCAAAAGGGTTGTTGTCAGCTACTAAAACATCGCTACCGGCTCGCCCATTTGGGACCAAACAAACATGACTACCTTTAATCTCAGTCATGCGCCCATCGTAGGGTTCGCCTTCGTATTCTCCTGATTCCATAACCGCAACATAACGGTACGCGCAAGACAATTCTTGCATGTCGCCCGTTTCGATACCGGCAATGGCCTTCGCATCCCAAACGGACATGTCCGAATCGAGATAGGGAGAATTAAAAGAAACGTCGGAACCAAGCGCGCCAACGACAATATCGGGGCGCGGCGCGTCGGCCGTCGTATGAACATGTTCAATCTGGACGGGGAGCCGTGCGAAAGTTTGCGCGCCGCGTTCCAATTCCACAGGGTCGCGGAACATGCGGTAAACTTTATCAGGGTCTAAGCCTAATTCCTGATATTTAGGGATTTCGCGACCATAATATGGGTTTACGGCGGCCTTTGAAATGTGGGTTTTGGCAACGTGCAAACGTCCGTCGGCGTCCATACTACGGACACTTGCTCGGTCGAACGCTAATTTAATCGTTTCCATACGGCAAAACCCCACGCCAACTACATCTACAATTAATTTTCTCGCCCGGCAAGATTTTTTCACCGTCAATCAAGCAACCCTCGGCAATTTTAAAGCGGCGTTTCTCTTTCCCGGCCGCAAGGTGCGAAGGGCGCGGCACTTTTCCGGCGCCGGAGTGCATCCAAATACCTTCGACAATTCCTATTTCTAATTGCCGCGCCTGGTTGACAACGGCGTTCGCTTTATTCGATTGGTCACGCGCGATTGTTTCGGCGCGGTCGGCGGCTTTCGGATAACAAAGTTTTAATTCCTTGACCATTTGTTGAAGGTCACGGCCGCCGCTATATGTCCGCGATATAATGCCTTCGACTTCGGTTAAATATTCTTGTGGTATCGACTTAATCAAACTTACGTTGCCGTTTAGCGACGCGTCGAAAGCGTCACGCATTGTCGGGTTGAATTTAAATTGCACCGACCAACCAACGTCATTAAGGGCTTTCTTCAAAGCCGTATCCGACGCGCTATACATGCTTTTAACGTAGGCTTCGGCAACGGACGGCGCCGCGTCTTCAAAACGCTTTATCCATTTCTTTGCGAGTTCGGCAAGAATTTTACGCACCTTATCCGACGGGCTTGCATCCTGCGCAATAAGCGCGGCCATACGCGGCGGATTTTTATTATAGGCGGCAACTAACCAATATTCGATTGACCCGTGCATTTCCGCAATCATTTCTTGAAGCTTACGCCGATAATGACTTTCGACGCCTCGGTTAGCCCGGACGTGCGCAATTGTTTTTAGTTCGGCCATAAGTAACCTTATTCAACGTTCGGTGCGGGCTTATCCTCTTCGCGCTCCAATCCGTCCGGCGGGGTTTCATCTTCCGGTGGGGCGGAAGGTACGGGTAGTTTTCCAACATCAAGGCCGATATAACCGCTCTTGGGGTCGCGCGCGAGTTTGCCGCGCACTTCCTCCGGCGCCAGAACCGAAGCCGTGACATATGCGCAATCGGTCGCGCCGTCGGCTGTACGAATTTCCGCTTCCTCTTTACCGGTAAGCTGAAACAATGGAATGAAACGAAACGTCAAGTTCGGGTCGATTTCGCCGAACAATGATAATTGTACGAGTTGAAAAATCGTATTGATTGGTTGGTAATAATCGGCTTCCTGTGACGCGGCAACCCAATCGTACCAAACGCGCATTTCGCCGTCGCTTGACGCGTTTAAACCAGTCGGGCTTAGGCCGGTCAATACGATAGCAGGCATACGACCGACGGCGCACATGTGTTCTTGCGATTGGGCTTGCAACTCGCTTAGACCAGATAGCGGCGTGTTGACTTGCACCAACTCTTCCGTTTCCTTGTCGAGCAACATCATGTTGCGATTATTTTTATGCGCCAAAAATAATTTAACGCGGTCAAGAAGGCTTTGCCCGGTTACGTCACCTTGCAATTCCTGTTCCATTGCGGTTTTAAGAACCGTCATTGAAAAGTTTTTAATCAGGTCCGAAACGCTTTGACGAGTTGTAAGCCAATTATCAACGTAAGGTTCGGCAAGCTGCGATAGGGATATGCCGCCGAAATTAAATGCGGGTTTGAGCATGTCGGCCACAGGTCGCGTAACAATTGTCAAAAGCCGCGTCGCGTGAACTTCCTGGCCGAGCATAAACCATTTGGACGGGTTATAAAAATCAGGCGCGGCGGGGTCGAGCACATTGTAGGCGGTCGGCGTCGTCCAACTCGCTTCGACGGTCTTAATTCGCTTCAACGAACCTTTCGGTACGGTAGCTTTATGAATGATAAGAGGTGTCTTGCGGTCTTGTCCGGCGAGGTCAACAAATATTTGCGCGCGGCCATAATAACAATCGTGTTCGCATGATTGGCGAATAACGTTGCGCACGTTGAGCCGTTCAAATTCCTCTTCAATAGCTTTAATTTTGTCTTTGTTGTCGGTGTCGTCGGTATCGTCCTTGCTGCCGAACTCAATCCATTCCCGCGTTAATTCGGTCGATAGCGCCGCTGCGAATGCGCGATACTCGGCGCGGGTCGTCAATTGCGAAAGGTACGGATAGCCCGGAAAGCCCGTTACGTTGCTTATGCCGTTAAAAAAATTGTCGCCATAGCAGGGGTTGTAATCCATTGCGAGAACGGGGGCTTTCGTACCTTCCGGCACGACGCCAGGCAACAAGGTAGGCGGCTTAATGTCGTAACTGTATGGCTTTAACGCGCCGTCTTTGCCGAGCATTTCCATTTTGGTAAGTGCCGCGCGCAACGCGGCGCCGTTGGACCCCGGCTTTTCGTTTCGTTTAAGCTTTTTCATGCTCCGTCCCCTATGCCTAATGCTCTATTAATCGCTTCTTGCGTAATTATCAACTTTTGTCGTAACGGGTACAGTTTCCGTAGGGCTTGCGTCATACTGTCCACCTGGTCGTCGTTCGAGGCGGCCGGGAACCCGGTAACTTCGCTGATAAAGTCTTTTACCCATGGGTAAAGGTCGGGGTGCGGTATCCACACGTTGCCAGCTTCCCAATATGACGTTACGGCATGGGCGCGCGCCAATTTCGAGCCGTCCGGTTCGATTGGGATAAGGCCGGGTACAAGCGGTTTGAGCGTATCGAGAACGGCCGGACCGTTGGCTTTGTCTTCAACATAAAAAGCGGTAATCGCAGGCCATTTCTTTTTGATATTGACAACCTCTTGCAAGGTTTTCGTAAACGACATGCGCGCGCGTACCTGGTCGAGCAAATAGCAATGCGCCGCCTTCTTTCCCCAAACCTGAATAACAACAAAATCCGTGCCGTCCGTGTCTTTAAACGTAGCGTCAAGTGAGGCAACGACCTTATCGAATTTCTCCGGCAAATCTTTCGGCAACCAATAGCGTAGGCCCGCTTCCTTGAAGACGTTACCGCCGAGCGCGCGCGGATTCTGTTGGTACATAGCTGCCCACCAATAATCCGAAAACAACCCTTTAATTTCGCGCAGGAACGTAAGACTTTTGAGGTTAGGCACAAGCGCACCTTCGGGCAACTTGGGGTCAAACCCGACTTCGCCCGGCATGTTGATTGCAGGGAACCGCAAGATACGCAAGCGCGGGTCGCCCTTGAAGTGCGCACAGATACGCGCGGACAAATCGTCTTCGGCCCAACTCGTCGCCATGATAATTTGACCGGATAGTTCGCTAAGTCGCGTCGTGAAAACGGATTGATACCAATTCCAATGGGCTTCTTTCGTCGTTTCGCTTAGGGCTTCCTCTTGGTTCTTGGTCGGGTCGTCGATAATGCCAATGTCGAGCGGCCGACCTGTCAAACCGCCGCCAACACCAACACCGATATAACCGCCGCTCCCGCCCGGCGAAGTGAACTCGGCTTGGGTGTCAAGGTCGTAACGTTGCTTATCGCTTTGCGGAGGAAATAAGTTTTTATGTGCATTCGACGCCAACTTGCGGCGCACGTCGCGCGCCATGCTTCGCGCAAGTTTGTCGTTGTACGAGGCGGCGCCAACGTTCCAATCTGGAAAGCGCCCAATGATAAACGACGGCAAGTTGCGGCTCGCAATATCGGATTTGCCGTGTTGTGGTGGCGCTTGAAGAATAAGAATTGGACGCTTGCCCGCGCGTACGTCTTCAATGAATTGGTCGAGCGCGGCGCATACTGTGGCCGAAAAATATGAAGTGATATAATTAGGATTAACGTATGAAATATAATCGGAAAGATATTTACGCGCCGCGCGACGTGCAAGTAATTCAGTCGCCGCCGCTTTCTTCAAACTCTGTTGCATTTCCGGTAATGATTGCCGCAAGTTGGTCATCATCTAAATCACCCGCTTTTAATCCAACTGTCGTTATAGGGCGGCCGCCTGGTCCGCTAAGTTCTTTCTTGTCGACCAGAATACCGAGATAGGCCGCGAGATTTTTAAGCGCGGCGTCCTGGTCGCGCGTTTGAACTTCAATACCGCTCTTGGTCACCTTGACGCCCGCGTAAAGACGCTTCGACGCGCCACGCAACTTTCGTGTATCGGCAAAATGGATTGTCTCAACGCCAACGCCGTTACACTCCGGGCAATTAGGGTTCGGCTCGCGCCGCGCGTCAAACCCGTAGCCGCCGAGGCCGTCCGGTGGCGTTAGGCCCGCTTTAATCGTGCGGCCAACTTCCGCACGGTACGTCGCTTCCGTCCATTGGTATTTATGCCCGACGCCGTAACAGTAATGGCAACAGGTGCGTTGAACTTGCGAAATTTCGTTAGGGTCAGCCGTCGCAATTTGCATCCATTGTTCGACGACAAAAGCCGCGTCAAGTTTTGCAACAGTCGCGGCCCGTTCTTGCAGTTCTGCTATGTAATTACAGGCATTTATATTTTGTAAGGTCTGCCAGCCGGAGACGTGCGCGGAGGTTTCCGAATACCCGGCGCGAATAGCAGCTTGCGTTGCGTTAAAATCCACAACGTATTCTCTACAAAAGGCTATTTGCTTTGGGGTGAGCATGTTTCCATAATTAACGTAACGGCCACGGAAAAACAATAGTTTTATATGGGGTAAGCGGGGTGGTAACGGTGTGGTAAAAATTATACAATCAAAACTTAATGTTAACTACATATACCCCACATACCCCTATATATTTAATATTGCTGGATAGAATACCGTATTGTACTATATATTATGTGATACAATACAATATTGTACAATACGGTTTAGCAATAGCGAGTTTAGGACATGTCGGGGTGTTGATTTTGAGGTAAAACTATTGTATATCTACCTAATAAAATCACATAACGAGGTTAAAATGCACCTAACACCACGCCAACTAGCCAAAGCATCCAATAATCCAAAATATGAAACAGGTCAACCATGCAAAAACGGACATATTGTATATCGCTACACAAAGAACGGTAGTTGCTCCGCCTGCATTAACGGTATCAGAAAAGGGGGCAAGCCTCCACAGTTTGACGATAAAAACAAATCCATAATCGAACGTTTTATAACGATAGGTCTACGGGCTTTCGAAGGTGACTATAAGAGGCTTTGCGATATTGTTTATGCCTGCGCGTTACTTCGTATGCCGAACGTCCCACGGGGCGTTATTGAGACGCGTATTGCACCGAAAGACCATGTTTCAGGAACGGCTTTTTATTCGTTCTTTTGCCATGAAGACGACATTGCAATTTTACGCCAAGCCTCTAATGATTTGTTGCGCGCGAGCGGTCCGACGAGTGACCAACTAAAAGTTATGGCCGCGCAAGCCATTGGTGTTCGTGCCGAACGAATTGTGCCGGTTAACCCTACGCCCATGTTGGTCGATGATAAGGGTAAAATTATTCCGGGCGCATTCGGTAAACTCAACGCCGCGTTAGAGGATTAATACCTGGTCCACCAATAGTCGACCGGCGCGGCCGAGGGTGTAACGTTTGGTAATTTTGGCGCCTTACGATGCCAGGCGGACAAGGCGCTGTCGCAAGCCTGCAAAACGCATTCACTAAAGAGAGGGTCTTTACGTTTCTGCAATTCGATTTGTTGGCCGCGTATAGCTTCAATTTCTTTTAGCGTGAACATGCGCGTTGCTCCAACGGTAAAGTCATTCCAACGTCAAAAGCGGCGCGCACCATACGTTCGGCAACTGTTGAAACGTAAGAGGCTTCAACCGCGTATCGACGAGGCGCGCGACGAACCGCCGACATTGTTTTATCAAGCGCAACTATACATGTCTGGTTTGTCATGTCGATAAGGCGAACCAAAGTTTCGTCATAATCTAAAAACGTTTGGTCGCAGTTATTCATTCGCCACACTCCGGTAAGGGGATTGCGTCGATAGCTTTTCGTTGTTCCGTGGCGCCTTTATAAAATCCCGCGTCGTAACTGCGCGTATCGTTCGCGCGCACGTCGTCGGGTAAAACATTGTTGGCAAACCGTGCGCGCTTTTTCATACGCTCCGCACCGTTATTGAACGCTGCTTTTAATGCTTGGTCTATAATCGGCCGTATCGCGGCCGACATAACTTCCCAATCGGGATATTCATAAGGTGGAGCAAGGCGCCCGTCGTCAATTGACGTAATGGCCTCAACAATTTTTGCGAGTAATTCCGGCGGATTAATTTTACGACTGTCGGCAAGGCAGTTCGCGTACATAGCATTTATCGTCGCTTTATTATTATCGGTCGGGCATTTACAAAATGCGAAATGTTTATTGCAAGTGCCGCACGTTCCGTCGGCGACCTTCTGCCTTTCTAAACGTTTTTCGAAAGGCATAGTCTCAATGCAACGTTCGCATTCTTCGCAAGCCGTACCTAGCGACCAACAACCACGGCAAACAGCGTTCTTATAAACTTTGTCAATCATGGTTCCACCACTTCGCAATTTTTGCGCAAATAAGCCACACCAGGCCGACGACGAATAAAATTGGGCCTTCAAAGTATCCGTTGACGGTCAAGCCGATACCGATAGCCACGACAAATATTGACGCGACAATATGGGCTTTAATGTTCTTAGAAGTCTTTTGGATTGTTGTTGTCATTGGGTAGCCTCCACGCGTTAAAGTGAATATCGACCGGCACGGCGATACCGATAGGGATTGGGATTAGAAACGACGCTTCCTCTAGCGCGTCGCGTTCAACGTCCCATAGATGGCCGAAAAGAAAACCACCGCGCCCGTCGTCGCAAATATTGACAAACCTTTTCACACACGCCCCGCAAGTTTACGCATTCCAAACCGATAACAAAGCCTCGCCAACCAACTTACCGGACCGCAATCGTGAATGCCACTCGTAATTCCCGACTCACTACGGCCTATCGGCGGGCGCGGGTGCTTGCGCAGCTTGGCGCCGGTAAAGCCAATAAACGAACCGTACTTGGTATAAGTCACATGACGTTTAAGCTTCATTGGTTTTGTCCTTAATTGGGTTGTAAGAATCACAATATTTTTTAGATTGTTCTGCCCATATCGGTTTTTCGTCTTTACCTAACCAATCGCCCCAATTAAACGGCGCGTCGGCAAGATACGAAAAGAAGGCTAAAACTTTTGTTTTGGCTTTACCGTTTATTTTTGCAGGGCAACCAATCGGCAAGCCTGTATTAAGGTGGATAACTTGCCAAAATTCACTAGCGACGGTGTGACCCAACGCAAGCCCGTTCGACTCAACATAAACACGAAACGTTGTTGGTTGGCCCATGTAACCGTTATTGGTAGCGGTTCTAATAGGCTCTTTCGGTATTTTGTGAGACATGGGGTTATTTACCCTTCTTATATGGACGTAACGCCGAGGCGGGTATTACGGCCGCTATCTTGTTGCGCTGTTCGCCAAAATATTTAGAAGGCTTCAACGACTGATAGACAAGAACGTGCCGCGTTATCGTTATCGGTGGTTGCCGTACACTCATTCCACCAATGAAGGTCGAAGCGAGAACGGTTGCAGCAAAAAGAACCTTAGCTTTTGTGGCGATATTCATAGGGAAAATCTCCTGGGCGGGTTTCGATTTGGTGACCATATTCGTTATTAACGGAGCCGTCAATAAGAAAAATTAGACCGGAAAGGGGACGCGGGTATGATTATTAGCATTTTGGTAAGCATGGGAAGCCTCGGCCGGGGTGGTTAGTTGAATGGCCGGGCTGTCTTTATGTATGAAAAGACGAGGTTTTCCAGCGTCCGGCATGACTGTATTGTTAACCCGGCCTTCGGCAAGCGCAGGGTGATAAATATATCCCATATTTTCTAAAAGTTCTTTACGCTTTAGGTGAGTAAGACGGCGTTGCATTCCGATTCGCTCCAACAACATTTCAAGTTGTATAGACGAAATCCAACCGCCACAGAAACCGGGTTTTTCCTGGGCTATAGCTTCTAAAATTTCCTGTTCGACCGCTCCGGACCCGGCTTTAATTGCCGCCGCCGTCGACGTTGTGACCGGCGCGCGCTGGCAATCCGTGGCGGGATTAAATTCATTTGGGATAGGGAATGTATGTAACAGTTCCGAAACGATTGCGTAACCTTCGGCGCGAAGCCATTTATAGAGATTGGGGAAATAGTCGCCGTCCATACCGTCACGTTTTAAATCTTGCATTTGTTGTTGCGCGCAGAACAGAACGCAAATGCGACGGTCGTTTTGTGTCTTCCGTAAGCCGTCCTTATGGTTACTGTTGAATATAAAATTGGCGACGACCGATTGCATAACCTGGTCGGTTTGCATGGCACGTTTGGCGAGTTTGTCGCCGGTAATCATCGGCTTTAATATCTCGAAAATTTCCTGTTTCTGGTTCGGAACGTAAATGTCTTCCACGCCAATAAAGACCATATCGAAAAGCCAAGAATTAAACTTTTCGCTAATTTCATGGGCGGGCGGGAAGTGAACGTAACGCGTCCCAATTGCCTCGGCGACGCACCGTGTAAATAGTGTTTTTCCATTGCCTTCTACCCCCTGCAAAAGCGGCGCCCATTGGAACTTGACGCCTTTGTATTGAACACACGCGGCCATATAACAAAGTAAAATATGGCGGTCCCGCGCATCCGGCAACACTTTCGCCAGGTGTTCGAGAAACGGTTTCGGATTACCTTCTTTGCGCGCGACTTCAACCGGCCAAAAAGTATTTACGAACCGTTGCCCGTTAATTTCGATAATCGCGGCCGGGTGCAAATCAGGGCGAAAAATTGGGAGGTCAACCTTTGGCGCGCGGAACGATTGGCTTTGTGTAAAAGCCTCGAACGCGTCTTTGCTTGTCTTTGAATTGGCGGGGTCAATTGTAAATGTGTAACCACCGAACGCGACGCGAAATTGTTCCGGCCGCAATAAGTTTCCGCCAGGCACAAGGACACGGTGAATATCGCGGATATAGACGCACCCGGAGAATAGGTCGGCTTGCATGTCGGCATTAAGATACGTCGCTCCTGTTACGGGAACGGGTCTAGGCTTCTCCGGATTAGTCGCGGAAGGCAACGGGCCGGTGGGTTGTTGGACGGGTTCGGGCGCCTTGTCCGTAAGAACGTCGAATTGACGCCCCACCGCACCGATAATCGTACGCGGTAAATAGTCTTCACGTTCCCATTTTTCGCGCACCAACGCCGACCGGTGCATAAGTTGCATCATTCGTTCGCAGTTCTTGCCCGTCCAGAAAGCCAAATGTTGCGCTAAGGCGGCGTCCGCGCTTGACGCGTCATATGGGCGTATGGCGTCGGGATAGCAACGTGAGAGTGCCGCAAGGTTGGCGGTCCATAAGTCGGCAAAGCTTGCCCGTCCGCCGAACGCGGCCGCGCTTGATTGCGAACGCAACATACGGCGAATCAATTCGTCGTCGTCGGAAGGCCCGCGCCACTCGGCCACGGGTTCGGTTGTCCAACCCTGCGCGACGCCTTGACTTGTACCGTCAGGTGGGAAGTATAATTGCACAAGCGACGGCAATAGGGCGCTTAGGTCCGTTGAGGCGTCGCCCACGGCGTCGCGGCCTGTCAGAGCGACGAACCTCCCGGTATGGTAAAATTCAAGGCCGTACGTCTCGTTCTTGCAACCGTGGAGCGGCGGGCGGCCGGAACCGAATATATGAAGCCCCTTACCGCTTTGGGACACTTCCACGGCGGCGCCCGCCAAGCTTTGGCATAAGACCTTTGCGACAGGCGACCAATCGGAGCCGTCGGGTAATAGGCAATTGTCCAGGTCGAGAAACCAAAACGGGTCGTCTTCGGTAAATACAAACCCGACACCGTAAGTTTCTCCGTACTGCGCGGCCGACGCAATAGCCGTGGCCGCGTCCGTCCAATACGCCGCGTCATGTGCGGACACGACGCGCCCGGTCCTAAAATCAACGGGGAACTTATCAGTTTTGCCCGGCCGATTTTTACTAGGAACAGCAACGTAATTTATGAATTTCTTATACCTAGAAAATGGCTCTAGCGCGGCGGGCAATTCACGCATTGACTTAGACCAAGGTTTGAAGTGCTGCCGTTCTTATTTGTGTCGGGGCTTTCGCGGCAATACCGTCGTTACAAGCGATACCTTGCGCAACGATTGCAAGGTTCTCTTTCTGGACGGCGGCGCGCATGACGGCACGTTTAAGACTTATCATTGTGCCGAAATATCGCGACACAAGACCTTCCGTGCAAGTCGCCTCGGCCGCCACGGCCGCGCGCGTGAGCCGGGCGTAACTGCCCGGTTTCTCCGCGACACGGATTGCGGCCGTAAGAATCTCCGATTTTCGGTCGCGTGGACTAAGGCGCTTGTGTGACATTATTAATTTCTTTCTTCGTTTGTCGCATCGTCAGGTGAGGGAGTAGGTGCGACAGGCGCCGAAGGTAATACGACTTCGCCGTAATCCTCGTCGGTAACCATGACGGTTTCGTTCTTGATGCAACCTAATTGCATAAGATTTTGCAGGCGTTCGCGCAGATTGAACGGCACGGCCATAAGGTAGACGAGCGGTTGAGTGCCGTCTTTAATGGCGATAACGTTGGTACAAGTTTCCGGATTGATACGTTCCAAAAGCTGCGCCACTTTATTAATTGTAACGGTTTGAGTTCCCATAGCGATTATCCTTTTCAGTTGGTTGGAGTGAAGCCTTTTACTTTATCAAACGCGGCGCGCGCTTCGGGGTATGACGCCATGTTGCCTTCTATTTCGCGCCAGTTATAACGCGAAACACCATTAAAGGTTGTTTCTCTCTCAACAACACGCCATAGCTTGAAGCTTGCCGGTTCGATTAAAATCAAAGTCGTGGGGTGTTGTTTAGGCATTACCTAACCTTTCTTCTTCAAGCCGAGCGTTACGTTAATCTCGTCAAATCGAATCGCGGGCAAACCCCCGCGAATCTTTCCGTCTTCGTCCAGGTGGTTTTAGTTTTCTGGTTCTCCATCATTTTTCTCCTCTGCTCGTTAGATGTATGCCGCGACAGACGGAGCATTCATAAGGCGATTGCCACTTGAATCCGTTCATCGAATAGACAGCCGCAGCCTTAACCGCATCCCAAGGCGTCACATAAACTTTCTTCTTCGCGCATGTTCGCTCATGCTGGCGTTCTTCGCGGTTTGGTTTGCCGTCTAGCCTCATTTTGCCCTCGCCAAAGTTTCCCTGACAATCACTCTGACTTCCGGCTTGAACGTGCCAAGATCAATCAACAGATCGTCCAAGTCTGAGTCTGTCACAACACCGAAGTTGCTTTCTATGATTTTGCATATTTCTAGTGCGCGATCATCAGTCATGCCGCTCTCCTACTATGCCTACCTTCAGGAAAAATGCCTCAGCTATATCATCACCCTCAAATTCTTCTTTCTTATCCTCTAAAAGATAAACTGCTTCTTTCAGCAAATCACCTTTCGTCATTTCTTCCTGCGTTGCATATCTGCGATTTTCGATAAAAGAGATCGCTGATTTTACCAAATCAATATGATCGGGAAGAACCTCGAATGATCCTCTTTCGACTCCATCTTGCATAACAGCAAGGAACGCTAAAATTTGATCGGCTGATTTCATCGCTTTAAATTCACGTTCTTGCATATTCTTCTCCATCTTTCCGCCCCGCGTCATAAGCATCTTCAAGAGCAATCATTACGATGTCTTGCAGTGCCATTGTTTCTTCCGTCCCCATGCCATGGCCGAGCTTTGACCAGAACAAATTTATGATCCCTGTAGCGCGGTTGCATGAGGAGAAGGCCGTCTTTATAGAATTTAAGACCCTCCGGCCAAAGTTCTTTTAATTTTTTGAAGGTACTTACGCTTGAAAGCATCGTTCGCAACTTAAAATCAGTCGCCGCACGTTCTGTTTGATAAGCGTATTTGTCTTCGGCAAGTTTTGTAATCTGGTTACCTAAGTCACCGGCAATAACGCCTAAATAGCCGTTCTCGTCAAAATGGAGAACCGCCACGCTCGCTTTAACGCGTAACCTATGACGTTGACCGCCAACGTTAAAATCAACCCTATCGTTCGTCCGAAGCCAATTCTTGGGAAACTTTTTTGTTAAGTTGCGAATAGAAATAATAACGGCTTCGTTATAGGCCAGCATACCTATTTTCGATTCTTCTTTCAAAAGGTCTTCATTGCGCTTATCGAACGTCTCTTTCATAACGCGCGCAATAATAATGTCGATTTGATATTTGGTAAGGCGCATAGGGGACGCTCCATCATGGTAGGATTGATTGTGCGGGCAGTTTGCCCGTTACTAACGGTATAGTCAATAGCTAAAAAGTTCCCTCGCCACTACAAAACGCCGCGTCACCTCCGGCCGACGCTACAAGTTGCAACCAAGCGAGTTGCGCGCGCTCGCGTTCGTCGCCTGTATATTTCCAACCTTTTTCTTTGCATTCCCGCGCGACAAACTGCGCGATAGTAACACCGCCGACGGTCACAGGGCGCCAACCGATTAAGTCGGATGATTTAATAACTTTGTTGACGGCGGGCGAATCATTTGCCAGGCCATAGCGAACAGGTCGACCGGTCAAATCTTTTAAGACGCCCACGTTGTTGCGGAATAGGCGAACACCTTTGCGCGCGGCTTCCAATCTAACGGTACTTTGCACGGCCGCTTCCGACACGCCTTGTTTCGGCGCCACATGCTCGCCGTTCATTCCGAAAATGTATTGCAGTTCGTGTAACGCTTGGGCGCTAACCCTGTTGCGTATCGCCCATTGCGTTATTGCGTCGTTCATTTTCCACCACCATTTTTGCATATTTCATAAAGTCCATTTGCGCACAGTATTCGAGCGTAAAACAACCGTTATATGCTCGTTGCCGCGCCAAGAAGTCGGCGGAATAGGCTTCCCTTTCGTACTCGAACGGAAAGCCGCAAATTTTGCATGGTATCGTAATTTTCAAATTAGCCACCTTATAAGTTCTTTTATCGCTTCCCAATTATGCACGTCTATTGCCGCCTCAAATTTGGCCAATGTTTCGTTGCTAAAAATGGACAAATCGCGTTCGCGGCATTCGTCTAATAACGATTCGTCGTCGGTCCAACTTAATATTGTTTTGGGTGGTATAATCGCATCTTCACCGTCTTTAAGTTCTGGAAATTCTGGCATCGCGTTTCGCCGTTGCATTTCTCGAATCAAAACATCGTCAGGAAAACAACGCAAGGCGGTTCTCATTTGGGCGGCGTTCGGACGCATACTAATTTCGAGCGCCATTTTATGATAGTTCATGCTTTGTTTAAGCAACGCATCAGCCCATGTTTTAAGCTCTTTATTATCCATTACGCTTCCTTTCGTGAAAAATAAGTCGCGGCATTTACCGTACCGTCGACACCGAATTTCTTTAGTTCCGCCATGATGCGCCCGGCCAGGTCGGACGCCTCGCGGGCGCCGAGCGTTTGCGCGTTCGCAACGTCCGTACCAAACTTGAAATAGAACCGGCGGTAACTCTCGCTCTCGCCGCGCCCAAATGAACTTTCGACGCCAGCCCACCAGGCAATCGCGTTACGCAAATTATGTTGCGCCGTTTGCCTTGCCATGTGGTTACGACGTGCCGCTATTTGGGCTTCGGTCGACAAACCTTGCGGCGCGTAAAAGTCGCCGTCAATTCGGTTTTTCTCTCCGCGTAACGCCTTCAACGTTTCGGGGTCAAGTTCGGTCAAGTCGCCGTCAACATATTCCGGCGCGCTCCGCAATACCGGTTCGGGGTAATGTCCACAGAAAGGGCAACGTTTTAGAATACGTTCGTAAGGTTGAACGCATACGGGATTGCCGCAAACGCGTAACGGGATGCCGTCAAAGTCTTTCTTGGCGCGGCGCTCCCGCCGTCCCAAAGACCATTCGCGTTCCGCGTCCGGCAAGCCGTGGCGTAGAACATTGCTTACATGGTCAATAATCAATGCTACCGGCTTCTCACTTGCTGCAATTGCCGCGCGGCGCCCTTCGTCGGTCAATGACATATGAACCTTGGCCGCTTCCGGTGAAAGCATAAGGCGCAACGCCCGGCCGAATTGTTGGCAAAAAAGCGCGAATGATTCGGTAGGTCGCGCAAAGCTTACGACTTCAATTGCAGGAAGGTCGAAGCCTTCGCCGAACAAATCGACATTGACGAGTTGCAAAATCTCACGATTGCGGAAGCGCCTTAAAATTTGTTGGCGTAACCCGTCCGGCGTTTTGGCGCTTACAACTTCCGCCGGTACGCCGCGCGCGCGAAATGCAGCGGCAATTTCCACGGCCGCGTCAACGTCCACGGCAAAGGTTACGCCAAGTTTGCCCGGCGCGAGTTTCAAATAATGGTCTACAACGTCGCCCGTGATATGGGATTTATGAACCGCCTTACGCACCTGGTCCGCGTTAAAGTCGCCGGTCGTGCCGCTAACTGCGACGTTGCTTAAATCAAGGTCGGACGGTGGCGCGAAAATGCGATAATCGGTAAGGTATCCTTTGTTGATAATATCCCGCATTGACGGGCCGGTAACCATAGCGTCAACTAATCCCTCCGCGTGTCGGCCTAAGCCGCGACCGTCCGCGCGACACGGCGTTGCCGTGGGGAACAATCCGTGTGCGTATGGGAAAAGCAATACCGTCTTGCCCCATTTATTTTCTTTCAAAACATGGTGTCCCTCGTCTTGAATTTGCAAACGAACTTGTCTAAACCAATCGTCCATAGGGTCCATACGCACGACGGTATCAACACCACCGACGCCCGTTTTAGCGTTAGGGTCAAAATATGAATAACCGAGTTCCGCCATATGAAGCGCGGCAAGAACGCGAATCAAGTTCGAGCCTTTACGGGCGCCAATAAGTCTATGCCGAACACCGTTGCGCGCGAGCGCAATAGACATTTGACTAATCAATTCTTGCCTGTGGGCGATAGCGGCCGAGGCGCCCGGCTCGTCGCTCGCAATCTTGGCGAAAATGGCGGTTTTACCGCCACCGGTTGCAAGAACGGGCATTACATTTTGAGCGCCCGATTGCCAGGCATTATATATATCTAACTCAATTTGTTGTTGGTAGGGTCGGAGTTGGACGGGCATATTCTTTTCCTATTGACGATACCGTTATTATCTGCAAGTGTGCGCAACAAGTCAACCACTCAAACAAGGAATCGCCCTATGAAAGTCACCATTGACACCAACGAACTTACCGCCGAACAACGTCCGGCATTTAACGTCTTGATGTTGAAGCTTATCGGCGTGGTAAAAGAAAAAATGGAATATACCTCGCAACTTGTCGAGCAAAATTCCGAACCAACAACAACACCGGCCGTCGCCAATCCCCCTTTACCACAAAACGTTATTGTTACCGGACCCGGCGGCGTCGAACTCGACTCAAACGGTTTACCTTGGGACGCTCGTATTCATTCCGAAGGTCGCGCTAAACTTACCGACGGTGGTTGGAGAAAACGACGCAACGTTGCGCCGGAACTTTTCGCACAAGTTGAAACGGAACTTCGCGCGCTTATGGCCGTTCCGCAAGGACCAACTCCCGAACAAGCGTTTGCCGCACAGGTTACGACCGCAACGGGTATTGTTCCACAAGCGCCAGCCCCCGCAACGTTCGTACCGGCGCCCCCACCACCCGCGCCTATTGCACAACCTACACCCGACCCGCTTGCAATTCCTGCTTTCCTTGACCGTTCGTTACAAGCTGCACAGGTCGCCCCACCACCTCCACCCGTCGTTACCGCAGCGCCCGCACCGGCTCCCGTCGTAGCAACAGGTGCAACACAACAAGACCTTTACATTGCTCTTGTTGGTCGTGCGTCAGCCGCCGTACAGGCTGGTAAAATTACGCAAGAAGAAATCGCGACCGCTTGCACCAAATTTGGTGTTCCCGCGCTTCCTCTCGTTTGTAATCGCCCCGATTTGCTCGGTGTTATTGCAAACGAAATCGACACTATCATTGCGAGTCGCGTATAATGGCCGGGTTACACTCGCCGTTGCCCCCTTCGGGGGCGGCGGCTTGGGTAAATTGCGCGATGTGGCCCGCAATGAACCTACGTTTCCCGCAAGACGATACGCCGGAAAGTCGAGAAGGTAACGCCGCGCATTGGGTTTTGCCTGCGATGCTTAAAGGCGAGACGGTAGCCGTCGGCACACCCACGCCCTTTAACATGGGCGTTACCGAAGAAATGATAGAAGGGGCGCAACTTTTCGTAAATACCGTGCGTAAATATATTCCACAGGGAACGCCGATTTACGTTGAACAACCCGTAGCAATCCCTGCCGTCCATAAGGAAAATTGGGGAACCCCCGACCTGTGGGCTTTAATTGACAACGACACGCTTACGCTCGAACTTTTTGATTATAAGTTTGGTCACAAGTTCGTCGACGAGTTCGACAACTGGCAATGCCTTGATTACTATTCGGGTATTCTTGACGTTATCGCCAAGATGCTTGGGCGCGGCGCCGGAGAAATCGACCAGGAACTTACGGTTAATGTTCGTATCATTCAACCGCGTTGTTTCTACAAAGGCGAATCGGTTCGTACCTGGACGTTCTTAGGTTCGGACGTACGCGGTCGAATCAACCAACTCGCAAATGCGGCGACAAAAGTTTACGACCCGATTAACGGAACCACCGCAACGACAAATCCGGAATGTGACCATTGCCCCGGCCGCCATGCCTGTAGCGCATTGCAGCTTGCGGCATATCACGACGCGGAATTTGCCGTGCAATCCGCACCGGTTGAGTTAACTTCCGAAGCCGCCAGCCTTGAACTTAGAATGTTGGAACGTGCGAGCGAGCGGCTTAACGCCCGTGTTGAAGGGATGCAAGAATACGTTAAAGCCTGCATTCGTTCGGGTAAGCAAACGCCGTACCACCGTGTCGAACAAGGATACGGCCGTGCGAATTGGACGGTCCCAATTCCACAGGTTATTGCGTTAGGTCAAATGCTCAACGTTGACTTAACAAAACCGGGTGTGAAAACACCCAAACAAGCGCAAGATGCCGGTATTGACGGTAACGTTATTAAGGCATACAGTCTTGCACCACCGGGAGAATTAAAATTGATTCCGGTTAATCCCTCCGATGCGCGCCGCGTATTCGGTAACTCGAACTAAAGGAAAGCCCTACTATGTCACAGAAAGTAAACATTACGTCCCCGGTTGGTCGTATCGTTCGCGGCAATCTCTACGAACCGCAGAAAACCGATATGGACGGCCGACCCCTCGTTATCAAAAGCGGCCCTAACGCCGGTCAAGCGCGGGTCGATTTTAATTTCGCGCTCGCCATTCCGAAAAATCCCGGCGAACAGCATTGGGCGCAAACCCCTTGGGGCGCTCAAATATGGGCGGTTGGTCACCAGGCTTACCCGCAACAAGCCGGACTTCCGGGTTTCTCTTGGAAGGTCACCGACGGCGACGATCAAACGCCAAGCATGAAAAGCAAACCCCCCGGCAAGCGCCCATGCGATAATGAAGGTTGGAAAGGCCATTGGATTATTAAATTTTCGGGCGGCTTTGCTCCGAAGATTTACCAAATCGTCAACGGCAATCCCGTCTTGGTCTTGGAAAAAGATTTTATCAAGCCGGGCTATTATGCCGAAGTCGCGTTTTCGGTCGACGGCAATACCGGACAGACACCGGGCGTTTACATGAACCATTCAATGGTTTGTTTCCGGGGCTTCGGTCCTGAAATCAGCTTTGGGCCGGACGTAAGCGCGGCGGGTTTTGGTCAAGCTGCACTTCCACAGGGTGCGAGCGCAATACCTCCCGCAAGTTTGGTCCCTATGCCGGTCGGAGCTCCGCAACCACAGGTCGGTTACACCCCACCGCCTCCCGTCCTGGGAGCCCCGGCTCCCGGCCCGGTTCCTGGGTATGCCCCTGCAAGCGTTGGTATGGTTCCGACACCGACGGGCTTTGTTCCGCCTGCCGTCGTCGTACCACCCGCTCCCGTCGTTCCTAACATGGGCTTCGTTGCAGGACCAGGCCCGGCGCCTGCCCCTGTGGCCGTCCCATTGCCTCCGGCCCCACCGGCCAAGCAAATGACGGCGGCCGCCGGAACAACAGGCTATGCCGCTTATATCGCGGCGGGTTGGACGGACGCGTTGTTAATCCAAAACGGCTTGATGATGCCGTAAAGGTGTTCCTTGTCTCGTCTTAACCGACGAGATTAATAAGGGACGGAGTGCGGCGGGGTGCAAGTAGCCCGAAAGGCAGACTCAACGCCCCGCCGTATTTTCTATAATCACAACGATAAGGAAGAATGACGATGATTGGAACGATGAAAAATATGGACGTAACTATGGCCGGGCTTGCCGCCATTGCAGCTTTGACCGGCGCACCGCAACCGCCGCAAATATATTGGGGTCGTCCTAGCCAAAATAAATACGCCGGTAAATGTAAGGCCATGGCAAGCAAAAAGCCGCGTCATATTCACCTTACGGAATTTATGCGCGATTGGACACCTCGTTACTAAAGGAACTACCCATATGGTCTACGCTAACGATGTTATACGCTCCCTTAAAGACCTTCCTAACCATAACGGTTTTAAATTTATTGGCGTCAAGAAAGACGGAACGTGCGTTGACTGTCATGTTGAACGCGATAGCCAAACAAACACACATTTTGTCGCGGGCGGCGCGGGGTTTGACGAACTACAGGGTTGGAAGTATAAACCAAAATGACAGCACCGCCGCCCCCACCGGCTACCGGAGGTCGCCCGCGCGCGCTATACGACACGGAATGTTTTCCGAACTATTGGCTTTTGAAAATCAAAGCCTTGACGACGGGCATTATCTATACGTTTCGTCTTCGTGACGGTGAGACGTTCGACACGGCCACGATTGCGCAAATACGTACCTTGTTTGAAATATTTTGCGTAATTAGCTTTAACGGTAATTATTACGACGTTCCCATGATTTGCGCGGCCATGTGTGGTTATCGCCCCGACCAACTTAAATGGATGAACGACGAGATAATTTTAAACAAAAAGAAGCCGTGGGAACTCGGTTTGCCGGAATGGAAGCCGACCGACCATATCGACGTTATGGAAGTTGCGCCAGGCATGGGGTCGCAAAAACAATACGCCGGGCGTATTCATTGTAAATTAATGCGCGACCTACCCTATACGCCCGACCGCCGATTGACCGAAGCCGAGATTGTCGAAGTCGAATCGTATTGCGAAAATGACTTGACCGTTCTAGGCGCGCTTTTTGACGCGCTAAACGCTCAAATTAAGCAACGCGAAATGTTAGGCAAACGCTACGGTATCGACTTGCGCAGCAAATCCGACGCGCAGCTTGCCGAGGCGGTTCTAAAGTTACGATGCGAACAGGCCACAGGGCGGCGTATTTACAAGCCCGATGTTGATTGGAATATGCGTTTTGTTTACAACGCGCCGTCATACATTCAATATCAGTTACCCCAACTCCAACGCGCTTTAGAACTTGTCCGGCAATCTATTTTTACCCTCGGTACATCGGGCGGCGTTGAAATGCCTTCGCAGCTTGAAGGGTTGGAAATAACAATAAATCAATCAACCTATAAAATGGGGATTGGTGGCTTACATAGCCAAGAAAAAAGAACGGTTCATAAATCAGACAACGATAACGTACTTTTGGACAAGGACGTTGCCGCCTATTATCCTGCACTTATTCTACAATCCGGCGAATATCCGTCGGCGCTCGGCCCCGCCTTTATCCAAGAATACGCCGCCATTAAAGCCGAACGTCTCGCCGCGAAAGACTTGCAAGGTAAACTTAAAAAATCCGGTAACATAAAAGGTCCGGAGTTTGAGAAAGCAAGGGTCGAAAACGAGGGCGGAAAGATTATGATTAACGGGACTTTCGGTAAAACCGGAAGTCCATATAGCGTTTTGTTCGCGCCGACCATGCTTATTCAAACGACCTTGACCGGGCAACTGTCACTTTTAATGCTTATCGAATGGCACGAACTTTCGGGCATTCCGATTATTTCGGCGAACACCGACGGTATAATTCTCAAATGCCCGCGTCACCTGGTCGACCATAGTAACCAGCTTGTTGCGGAATGGAAGAAGCGTACGGGACTTGAAATGGAAACGGTCGAATATCGCGCCGTTTACTCCCGCGACATTAACAACTATTTCGCAATCAAGACCGACGGTGAAGTTAAGCGTAAAGGTGAATATAGCCAAGCCGGGCTTAACGAAAAGAAAAACCCCGACGTTGAGATTTGCGCCGACGCCGTGGCCGAGTTCTTATCGAAAGGAACGCCGATAATCTACACGATTGCAGCTTGCCGCGACATTCGCAAATTCGTGGCCGTCCAGAAAGTTGCGGGCGGCGGCGTCAAAATGTGGGGCGGCGGTGCGCGTAAGGACGCTCGCGTTATGGATATGGTCGGCACACTTGAATCCCACGGTTGGGTAAAAGAAGGCCGTAAGTGGCGACATGGGGAAATAGTTACGGACGCGCGCACGGCTTATGGCGCATGTTTTAAACCTCAAACGCCAGAATATTTAGGCAAAGTTGTTCGTTGGTATTACGGATCAAACGCGCCCGGCCCAATTGTTTACGCGACCAACAATAAGACCGTGACCCTTTCTTATGGTGCTAAACCTTGTATGACGCTCCCCGACGAGTTCCCGAACGATATAGATTATAATTGGTATATTCAACGGGCCGAAGCAATGCTTCAAGATATTGGTTTTTATGTCTTGACGTGAATCGGCGTTTCGTATCTATTAACGATAACGTCAATTAGCTTAGGGAAGGCTCAAAAATGACGGAATCGCCTTGGTTGCAAGATTTAAACGGTAAATGTAGGTATCCTAAAGGTGAAAACCGCCCATTTATTCCCTGTTGCGAACCCACCATACCGGGTAAAGTTTACTGTCCCTGCCATTATAAGGAATGTTATACCGGAACTTATAAAGCGTCGAAGAAAATTCGTGGAGAAGTTCCCGCCGTAAAACAGATTGCGTACAGGGGCGCGCAAGCTGTTTCAAACCAAGTCCCCGTTGAGGTCACGACGTGATTAAAGTTCTTGAAGACGCCGAACGGATTGCCAAAGAAACCGGTAAAGATATTGTCGAAATTTACGACCATATGATTGCCGTTCTTGAAGGTAAAAGAGCCGAAGCCAAAGCCAAACCCGTCGC